CCCCATCCGGGCGCAGACCAACCAACCAAACAAACAAGGAGTAACAATGTTCACCCTGAAATTCTGGAAAGCCGCCACCGAGCGCGCAGTCAAGTCCGGCGCTCAATTCGTCGTGCTCACCATCGGCGGCGGTGCTGTCGCTGGCGCGACCGGCAACGAGACAATCAACGCGTTCCTCTTGGACTATCCCACTCTCGGTGGCGTGTTCCTCGGCGGGGCGATCCTCTCGTACCTGACGTCGTTGATCTCGGCACCGCTCGGCGGTGATGGCCCCTCGCTCGCTGGCGAGTCCATCGAATAGTCCCGTGCAGGATCCGAACGACGAACCGTACGCGGTTCCCGTCGACCCGATGGACTTACTGCAGTGCGATAGCTGCCAGTAGTCCAGCAACGACAACGCCCCGCTCCACCTCTTCACTGAGGTCGGAGCGGGGCGTTTTTGTCGTGCCCTAGGTTAGCTCGTGCGCGCCGCGCGGATCGATACCCAGACGATGATGAGCACCGCCCCAACGGCCGCCACAGTAACACCGAACCACATCCATGCCGCCGGCGCTTCGGCACGCGAGTAGTCCACAAAGAACGACCCCGCAAGCACCGCGTATATTTCGGCCCCACGGACGGCGCTGTCGAACGCGCTCTTGCCCGCCGCACCGATCACGAGGCCGATCGCGAGAAGCCCGCCACCACCCCACAGCAGGATCCGCTGGTAGGTGTTCGTCGGCCGGTACCAAGTCTCGCTCATGCGACCGAGCCTATCCGTGAGCACGGCACACCCGCAGCCCCTGAATGGGGAAGCGGTAAGGATAGTGGGTCGCCCTGCTCCGAAACGCGGAAGACATCGACGGCCCTCACCGGAAACAGGGTGACCACTCGCGCGATGACCTCCATCGTCACGGGCTCAGGTTCCACCCCCAGATGCTGAACGATCGCCTCACGGCCAAACACCCCCATGCCCGCCGCCCCTTCCGTAAGTGCCGCCCAATCAAGTTTCACAAATCGCATGTATCCCCCTTGAAAACGATGCACAGTCTGCACCTAACCCGCATCCAGAAATGAGACAACGGAAACTTCGATGGCGATGGTTATCGTGTCGATGGCTTCGAGGTCCATGTCTGCTTCGCCGTTGAGCATATGGTCCCACGCCGACATTGAAATTGAAATCAACTCGGCTAACCATTTGGGCGACACGCCTTGCCGAGCGAGTTCGACTTTCACCCGCGCCGGTTCCGCGCAGTTCCGCGGTTCGTGCTGTCCCCATACGGTGCACAATAAGGTGCAGGACGTGAAACTGGGGAGTAGCCGTGGTGGCTACTCCCCAGTGTTTATATGGAGCCGCCTGTCAGAATCGAACTGACGACCTTCTCATTACGAGAGATAGAGTCCACCTCCGCTGGGTGCCGCACACTGCCGGTGAATCCCGACTTTATGCGGAAGTTCCCGGTTCGAGTTCCGCTGGGTACCGCTCTGCGGCGGCGTCATAGGGTGCACCATAGGGTGCATCCATCTTCTCGGCCATCTCGCGCTCGCGATCCTCGAGCGGGTGCACGTAGGTGCGATAGGTGAACCCTGCGTCGGAGTGGCCGAGGTTCTTCGCGGTGACGGCGACGTCGTTGCCGCTGTCGTTCAGCATGTGCGTGGCCGCTGTGTGTCGACCCTTGTATCGACGCACGTTCGACAGCCCGGCGGCTTCGAGCGTCCTCCGCCAGTGACGAATGTCTGTGCCCGACCCGATGGGCAGGCCGTTCGTCTGGCTGAAGATCAGCGCAACCGGCTGGCCGTCGAAATCCCAACCGACCCAGTCGTCGGCCTGCTGTCCGCGCTCGAGCATCTGCTCCGCGCGGTGCTCAACGATGAGCGCAACGAGCGACTTCGGAAGAATGATGACCCGATCCCCCGCCGTCGTCTTCGTCTTCGGTTGCAGGAACAGTCCGCGCCCTGTCGCCCGTAGGAGTTGGTTGCGTACGGTGAGCGTCCCCGCCTTCGCATCGAAGTCCGGCCACGACAGCCCGAGCACCTCTGCCGGCCGCAGACCCATGCGAAGGGCGACGTGCCAGCGCGCACGGTTCCGACCAGTGGCGGCACGCAAGATAGCGTCGCGATCTGCTCGCGAGAACGCGGAGGTGTTCGCCTTCCCTTGGGCGCCGATCTCGACGCGCGCCGCGGGGTTGAACACGATGTGTCCGCGCTTGAAAGCGACCTCGAGCGCTGTCTTCATCGGCGCAAGGTAGCGTCTCTGCGACGACGGCGCAACGCCGAGGTCGGTGACCCACTGTTCGATCCGCTCGGCGGTCAGCTTGTCGAGAGTGGTGGTGCCGAGCTCCGGAATGATCTTCGCCTCGATCACCCACTTGTCCATGTCGTAGGTGGTGGAGCTGGCGGTGCGCACGTTGTCGAGCCAGTGCACCATCCACGCGCCTACGGTCGGAACCTTTCCGACGACCAGGCGTCCGTCGTCTCGCCGCGCGAGGAGCGCGCGCTTCTTCTGCGCGGCCTCGGCCTTGGTCTTCGCGGAGAAGTACTTCCGCTTGCCGTTGACAGTGACGTACCCGCGGTAGCCGGTTTCGGTCTTGAATGCCGACCCCTCGCCTTTGGCTGCTCTCATTCGACGCGGCTTGTGCTGTTGGATGGGGGGCGCATTGCTGGGTGCTCTGCGTCAAGAGGTTCTTCGAGTATTGGCGATCCGCCGTCTGCGACTCTGCGCACCATCTCTTGTGCTAGTTCCATATCGGTGAAGTCGCGCAGGTGCACTTTCCGGGCGGCGGCGGCGCTGAGATCAACGTCGCCTTCTTGCAGGAACCCGGCGACGATGAGCGCCTCTGCTGCGTTGGCTCCGTATGCGCGCGCGACTGCGACGACGTGTTGCGGCTTTGGGGCGTAGGTGCCCTTCTTCCAGCGGCTCACGGTTGATTCGGGCACCCCGGATATTTGCGCGATGCGCGCTCCAGTATCGCCGGCGGTGACCGCGTTGAGGTATTCAGGCCAAGTCTGCTTCTGATTCACGCTTCAACCGTACCCCACTATTTCAATACTGCAATGACATTTCAGGGGGGCAATCCTCATAATTCGGCTGTTTTCGGCACTTTTCGGCGTAAAACGCGACACGCAGAGCTGAGAGACACTTGCGTTACAGCAAGAAAGGAATAGTCTTGCCCTCATGACAGCTTCTACCAGTACAGCAAGAACGAAACCCGGAACAGTGTTGAACCGTTCTCGGCTGGATGAACTTCGCCGAGCAAACGGAATTACGAGCGAAGCGGAGCTTGCCCGCATCATCGGCACGGACTACACCACGTTGTGGCGTGCGTCGAAGGGAATGCCCGTAAATGGCGTGTTCATTGCGCAGGTCAACCTCGCGTTCCCTCATGTCCCACTCGGTGATCTCTTTCACGCGGTCACCCCGGACCATCTGGCTGCCTGATGAGCGCCGCGCTTGAGGTTGAGCGTCACTACTCGATCGCATCGGTGGCCACCATCCTCGACGTCTCCACTGACTTCGTCTACGCCCGCATCGCGGACGGGGGCCTCAAGAAGGTGGTCGAGCTTGGCAGCGGCCAGGCGAAGCAGCGCATCAGCGCATCAACACTTCAGGCATACCTCGACAGCCGTACGTACGGCACACAGACCGCCAGTCCCCCACTGGCTGAACCGGGCGGGGCCGTCGAGTAGTCGGCGGCTCAAACAACCAAAGGGTGCCCGTCCGGCCCTCACTACTCCAAGAAAAAAGCCCAGTGGGCAAACACCGGGCCACGACACGAAAGGTAAACCAATGTCAACCACTGAGATTAGCATCTTCCGCCGCGAGGGGGTGGATATTCGAACGCTTGTGATCGACGGTGAGCCGTGGTTCGTCGCGAACGACATTGCAAACGTGCTCGATCTAGGCAATGTGCGCTCATCACTTGCTCTCCTCGATGACGATGAGCGTGGCGTCCACAGTATGGACACGAACGCTGGCACCCGCTCAGTAACGATCGTCAATGAGTCGGGACTGTATTCACTCATCCTCCGCTCGCGGAAGCCGGAAGCGCGTCAGTTCAAACGGTGGGTGACTCGTGATGTATTGCCCGCCATCCGCCGCACCGGTTCGTATTCGCATGACATTGAGAACGCTCTGCCTCAGTCCTACGGCGAAGCGCTCCGGATGCTCGCTGATGAGGTGGAGGCGCGCTCTGCGTTGGCCGCGAAGGTGGAGGCTGACGCCCCGAAGGTCGAATACGTCGAAGCGTTTGTCGACCATGACGATGTGGTGCTGTTCCGTGTCGCAGCGAACGAGATCGGCGTTCCCGAGGGAGAACTGCGGAATCGTCTACTCGCTGCCGGATGGGTATACAAAACCCTCATCGGTACGCGGTGGTCGAAGTCAGTCGGCCGTGATGTCAAGGAGTACGAGTATCGGGCGGCTGCCGCACATGCGGACAAGTTCCGGTCGATGCCGCAACACAATGCGCCCCGTCATCACAACGGGCAGGTGAGGACGACCCTGTACATCCGTTCTGCGGCGCTTCCTGCGATCCGGCGACGTGTGCTGTCGAACCTGTCAGCGGTGACGGCATGAGTCCCGCAACTCCCACAATCTCCCTCCAACTACCTGCCACGAAAGGCAATCCAATGAACAAAACGTTTGCAACACTCACCACCGCATGTTTCGCCGCGGTGCTCGTACTTGGTGGCGCAACAGTCGCCAACGCAACGAACGATAAGAACCATAAGGTCACGATCTGTCACGCAACGTCGAGCTCAACGAATCCGTGGGTGACGATCACTGTTGCGAGAGCGGCATTGAAGGCGCATGAGGGTCATGCGGATTTGATTCCTGCCCCGCCTGGTGGTTGCCCGGTTCCTGAGGTTGTGGTTCCGCCTGTTGATGTTCCGGTTGATCCGATCGACCCACCAACTGAGGAGCCCGTCGACCCGCCTGTTGATGTTCCCGAAGAGACAACACCTGAAACCCCCGTTGGCCCACCGTACACACCACCTGTTGTCGATTGTGCTGAAGGCACCGTCCCGGGGATTCTGAATGAGCAGGGCGATCCGACCGCATGCGTGAGTAACGATCCGTGCCCCGGTTTCGATGTGTGCCCGGTCGATGAACCTGAGGTTCCTGTTGCCCCGCCTGTCGCTGTTCCTCCTGTTGAGCCGACGGCACCTGTTGCGGCGTTCGTTCCCCAGCAGCTCCCTACGCTCCCTGTGACCGAGTTGGCGTACACGGGTAGCAGTCCTCTTGTCCCTGCTGGTATTGCGTCGCTGCTGTTGGCAGTGGGCGGGTTCCTGCTTAGCCGGAAGGTACGGGCATGAGCGCCATCGACCACAAGGCAGAAGCCGAGAACCTCTTGAACGAGAGCTTCGGCCCGTCTCAGGCGGCTGAGGCGCAGGCTCACGCGACTCTCGCACTGGTGGAGCAGACCGCCGCACTGGTGGCCGAGCAGCGCACCGCCAACCTGATCGCCAATATGAACGCCGACCAGAGCGCCGGGTACGGGATACCCAAGGAACGGCTTCTGGAGATTCAGGAGCGACTCGCATGACCCCCGAAATGTTCTCGCAAACCGTGTCTGAGTTGGCCGGGTGGTTGGTGATTCTGTCCACAGTAACGCTGGCGACGTGTGTGTTGTTGCGTCGGGACAAGGTGCGTCGGGATCGTGCCGAACGCGGGGTGCAGTCATGAGTGCTCACTATCTCGACCTCACCATCAACCGCGACTGCGTGACCATGAAGTTCCGCTGCACCGCGAAAGATAACGACGACGTAGCCACCTCAAAGTGCCGTTGGTTTTGCGCCACCTGTGAAGAGGAATGCTCGTGCGGTTTTGATGCATGGACGAATCATCTCGACTACTGCCGCGAAACAGAGGGCTGGTTCGATGACGGACTAGAGGAGTGCTACGACGGCGAAGAAACCGAGTTCCACTCTGGCCTTGTCGAATTCACATGGGATGGCGACGGCTACTTCTGGCATTACGCTCCTGAGCCTGCTGAACCGGACGAACCGCTATTCGACTTGACCGATGACGGCCAGATCGCAGAATCGGAGGCAACAAAATGACTCGTTTCTACACCTGCGACCACGGCCGTTTCATCCCGGCACCAAGAGGTTTCTACCGTCTCGCACCGGTTCTTCTGGTGGGCACCATCCTGCTCGGCCTGAACGTGGCCGTCTCAGCAGGATTCGCACTCCTCTCTATGGGGGTGACGTTATGAGTGACCCCATGCAGCAGATTGCAGATGTTTTGGTGGGCGAGA